GAAACTAAAGAAGTATTCTCGCGTGAAGGTTATGCGCCGCCGCTACATGAACAATACTACATCTTCGTACCGAACGTACCGGAAAGTGAGCAAGCATCATGACTGCACACATCATCAACGCAGTACTTCTAGCCGGGGGGGCATTCCTGCTCATCCTTACCGGGGCTATAGCCTTATACGCTAAGCACTCGGCTAGTCGGGATAAGGCGCGGTGCAACTACCGCGTGGGGAATGTATACCATGAGGTGCTACCGTCCACCGGGCACGAAGACCTGTACCGCATGTACATGGAACTGCAACGGCGCATCACCGTTCTAGAAGAGGACTACTACAACCGACTGGCTCAGCAGAGGCGGGCGCGGCAAGAGATGGTACACCGCCGTCCGGTACCCGTGCCGGGGGTGCGCAAAGACAATTTAGATAACCGGGCTGGCACACGTTAGCCGCAACAGAAAGGTAACCGTTGATGGTAGACCTAACAAACGTACTACAACCACCTAAAGAACAAGAGCCGTTCCCCCGCCGGTACTCAGTGCGATACGAAACCTACGCCATTGCAGACCGATTCGGGTTGCTGGCCTGTCTTATCCGAGACGATAAAGAAGGACGATTCGTAGGTGTGGGGGTCGTGAAATATGAGCAGAGCGCGCCGTATGGGCATACTAGCCGGGATGCCCTGCGCTATGTCTGCGTTGATGCTATCGGCGTAGTCAAGCCGGGGGGTGGTCTCTTCAAGACCTGGGAAGAAATGAAACAGGTGGCGCACTCGATAGCCGTTGACGATGCCATGCGCAACGGGCATCATCTGGTACTTGTGGAAGGCGGTGATTTTTTAGGTGAAACGAATCGAGGTTGAGCTTGAGAGCGGAAGTGTCCGCGCTCTTGGAGCTGATAACCCGCTCATGACCCTAGCCGGGGTTATTGAGATGGTACCGCATAGCCGTTCGGCTATCTATTACCGGCGGGCTAACGGGGATTTTCCGCCGCCGGTGATGACCGCGCTAGACGGGGCAGATCGTGAGATGTTGCTCTGGGATAAAGCAACAATATCAGCATGGGTAGAAGAGAACGCGCCGGGTGCCGGGGGTCGTCCGGTGCGTGGGGCTGAAAAGAAAGGATAATGTCATGGGAAAGAAGTTAACTCGTGAACAAGTAGAAGAGGTTTCAGAGCTAGTAAACCAGTGGGCTACTGAGAACTTGGAACCTGATAGTGGTGTTGCCGTCATTACCGTAGAGAAATGCAAAGACGGTACCGCGAAGGTGGTAGCAAGCTCTACCGCTGTTAAAAGTTCATCTGTGACATGGGAAAACCTCCCCTCATTCTTAGATAAAGAACCCTACACGCAACTAAAGGTCTATGGTATGGAGCACCCGGTGACCCTTGAGACCAAACCGGAACCGGTGAACCTCTCGCATATGTGGCACGTGTTTGAGACACTGAACTACCTTTCCCAAAAGGTTCGGGAAGACCTGGAGTACGCGGTTTCACGTAACGAGCCTGTCAAGCCGGTGTCATGGGTCTGCTTGCCGGGTCTTGGTACCGGTGTCAACGTGCCGGGAGGTACCCCGCGTAGGGTGCTAGAGAACGTATTCCTTGCACATGTCTACGCGTTCCTTAGGCAGGTTGTTATTGATAACCGGGGACTAGCACCTCTGGTATCTCGTGGTGTGAATCGCCCTGAGATAACCGGGCTTTCCAAGCTACCGAAAGTTGTACGCGCCGGGGATGGAAAGTCAGTGAAGGATGTGCTTGGGGCTGTGGCTCTGGAACTTTCCGTTCGTGGGGTAGAACTGGATGACGGATTCCAAGAAAGTATTTTAGTAGACAACGCTTCAGCTAAAGCCTCTGAGATAGCAGTAGATAAATCAGCTAAGTACTGGGAATAAAGAAAGGTAACTGAGATGAACGAAAAAGATTCCCTTGTGAATGAGGCGGCAACATACGATGACCTCACCAAACTAACCAAAGAGGTGCGGTCGCTCTTGGATGGTCGTGTCTCGCCGGGGTGTGGTGTTGTTCTCGCGTTCGCGGCGCAGGAAGATGGTTCTAATATCATAGCCACGTACACAGGCAAGGCAGATAACATCAGTTCCATGTGCATGTTGAACGACGAATACCGAACTGACGTTGCGGTGGAACTGCATAACGTTTGGAAGGCTCTGCAACTGGAATCCGAGCCGCCAGTAATACTTCTCTCGGATATGTGGGAGTTCTTCACTTGGAACGACTACCTGTCCACTAAGAACCTGAAAGCTATCCGTCGTGCCGAGGCATCTGAGTTTGAGGTCAAGCTCTCGCCGGTATTACTCTGGCGCGGACGTGAAGGTAAAAAAGTTCTGGAGGTGCGTATACCGGCGTATGGTGTTCGCCAGGTATTAGAGCTTGTGTTCCTTGTCCACGTGTGGAACTTCCTGTACGACATTGGCGTGCCGGGGGTACTTGGTTCTTGTCCCATTCGCACCCATGACTCGAACCGTCCGGCGATTACCGGGCTTGCGCAGGGTAATACTACAGTGATTAGCAACGATATGCGGACGGCGGGCGCGCTATACAGTGAGATTGTCCATCTCTTGTGCGCTAATGACGTGCGTACTAGCGACTGGCGCATCAACCAAGAGCTAGGGCTAAAGCCTTGGGAATGTTAGAAAGGTAAGTGAGGTTTTTTGAGCAAGAAACGGCGTGCCGGGTGGGGCAAGCGTAGCGGGCTGACCTACAAACAGTCGCCCCGTTGGAAACAGATACGACTTGCGGTGCTCAAGCGTGACGGCTTTAGGTGCACGGCGCTTGATGGGAACACCAACGAGCGGTGTGGGCAGAAGGCTACCGATGTAGACCACGTTGAGGGGCACAGCGATGCGTTGGATAACCTTACCTCGCTGTGCTCTCACCACCACCACATGAAGACCAGCGCCGAGACCTACGAGAAGAACAAAGCACGCCGGGACGCGGCTATGCTACGTGCCGGGGACGCTGTTCGCGGGTTAGGCGGGCGGATAGTACCTGTAGGGGAGGGACCCGTTGGAGCCGGTGTGAACTGGAAGAAATGGCGGGCGCTTGCCGGGGTAGGAAAAGATAACCGAGCTTTGGAGGTTATCAAAAAGGTAACCAGGCCTGTAGAAAAGAAAGAGGAACAATGAAAAATATTCGTAAGAAGCTCGTGGGTCTGGCTCTTGCCGGGGGTCTTGCTCTTAGCTCTGTTGGAGCTGGAGTAGGCGCTGCACCTGCACAGGCGTGGTCTATGGGAGGTAGCCAATGCCCTCGCGGGGCACAGCCGTGGGTACCGGGTTGGCTACACATGAAATGGTGCAACCAAGGCATTATGTGGTGGGTTTACTGCAAACAGGGAGGAGGTTCACCTTATAGCCATTGCTAAGCCTGTTAGGTTGATTGATTAGGGATAAGAAAAATACCCCGCACACTAGGAGAGAAATGTGTGCGGGGTATTTTCTTCAATCACCGACAAACAGGAAACATGAGAGGTTTATGTCCTTGTGTATATGGTATCATATAAACGCGCTTGAGTTAGTTGGTGGGATAGCTAGTCGCTTGGCTAGTGATAAACCCCCGGTTTAGGATGTTCAGTCCTTGCCGGGGGTTTCCTTTTATTATGGGGTTGTTAGTGCCAGAAGCTGTAGAACGCCCACATAATAGGGTACATAGCTAACTGAACAACGCTGTAACGTACTAACATAGTTGGGTTTCCTTTATGTGTTGCTGCTGTCTAGCCGGGGAAGTATCCAAATCGATTGAAGAAGTCCATGTAAAAATACACGGGTCCTAGAAGCATGGAGAGAGCGGTCATTAGTTGATTTCCTTTCATTATAAGAAACCCCCCACCCCCCCACCCACGCGCGGCGGGGGGGGGGGGGCGGGCGGCTGGTGCGCTGCGTGAGAACTGTGACACCGCATGAGGCGGATGCTACCAGTATATCATGTTTAGTAGGGGAAGCCGGGTAGCCAATAACCATTCTGAGAAAAGAAAATAAGGTGATTGATTACCTGGTCGAACATATGAATGCCGGTCATGCCGGTTCCTCCTTGAGTGTAGTTGTTACGAAACGATAACAGTATACCACGTGACAAGGGTGTTTGGTGTGGTGGTAGGGTGACGACACGCCGGGGTGTTGCGGTCGTTTGGAGGTAAAAGTGTGCGCGGTGGCGCTTGATTTTAGTTGGACTGTTTGTTAAACTCGTTATATGAAAAACGTATTAGAGAAAGATGTCGAAGCATATCTAGTTCGGCAAGTTCGTGCCCGAGGATGGGTGACCTGGAAGCTCGCACCGACAGAGGTAGGGATACCAGACCGAATAGTTCTCGTGCCGGGGGGTTCAGTATGGTTTGTTGAACTCAAACGTGCGCGTGGGGGACGGCTTTCAGAGCGACAGAAATACATCTTGCGAGTACTTGAACGTGGTGGGCATGCCGGGTGTGTGCTTGCCGGGGTCGAAGAGGTCAAAGCGTGGCTAGAAGAGCGCGATAAGGAACGCGCTTAGGATATGGAAGAAGAGAGGTAAGAAAGATGGAACCGAACAGGAACAAGAAAAAAGGCGCTTACTGCCCGCCGCCATGCGAAGAGTGCGGCGCTGTCGTAGGGCTTGAGAACCCTGGATGTAAGGAATGTCAGCGGCGCATGCGAGCGCGGGCACACTCACGCAAGTACTACCGGGCTAAGCAGAGGCGGAAAGAGTTAGAGGGTACGCCGGTAAGGAAGTACAACACCCTCACGCCGCAGGTTGGTATCGGCGAGGTCAAGGACGTTCGATTAGGTGATGGTTACACCGAGCCGGGTACTGTCGATTCAGGGCTTGCCGGGTTCTTGCAATTGCGAGCGCAGAGGATAGCGCGGAAGAACGGCTGGGGAGGCGGAGGCAGTGCAGGCCGGGGGTCAAGGGCACGGAAGGTAGAAGACGTAATGCGACGTGGGAAGACATGCCGGGGTGAGGGGTAAGCATGGAGGATATGTTCTTGAAGTTGAGGGACTATCAGCTAGAGGCCGTCGAGTTCCTGCGCGAAGGGCGCGGAGGCAAAGCGCTGTTCCTTGACATGGGTCTGGGCAAAACAGCTACCTGCCTATCAGCTCTGCAACCTCGACACTTGCCGGCATTGGTGATAGCACCCAAGCGCGTAGCTGAGAACGTATGGGAAACCGAAGCTAAGCTCTGGCGGCCTGACCTGTCCGTCACCGTCGTGAAGGGAGATAGGGCGAAGCGTGAACGTCTAGCCGGGGCTAAGACTGACCTTGTTGTGGTAAGTCGGGACAACCAAGACGGGTTGCTGGCACGTGCTATGGCGGGTGGTTTCACGACGGTGATTATCGACGAGCTTAGTGGGTACAAGAACCACCGTACCTCGCGTTGGAGGGGTGCTAAGTCGTTGGTCTCACGTGCCGAGCACGTCTGGGGTCTGACGGGTACACCCACACCGAAAAGTCTTATCGACCTATGGGCACAAATGTTCCTCCTTGATTGGGGAGAGTCTCTAGGCAAGACTATTGGTGAGTACAGGAGGAAGTACTTCTACGCGGCGGCTCAGTTACCGAACAAGATTGTCACCAAGTGGGCTACCCGCAACGGCAAGAAGACCGAGCAGGATATTTACGATGCTATCTCTAGCCGGGTGCTTGTGCAGGGTACCGAGGGTAAGGTTTCGCTACCACCTGTAACCTACGTGCCGCAGATGGTGAAGTTGCCGGCGAAGGTAAAGAAGCAGTACAAGACGCTGAAAGAAGAGATGGTACTACGGCTGATAGAGAGCGGCGAAGAGATTACCGCGAAGAACGCAGCTGTAGTGTCAGGGAAACTCGCACAGATTACCGCCGGGTTCGTGTACCACGACGCTGTCGAAGGAGTTGATAGTGGTGTTGGTGGCTTGCCGGGGGGTAAGGGTGAGCGAGGGTACGATGTTCTGCACAAGCTCAAGTTGGATGTGCTTGAAGAAATCATTGAAGAAAGCCACGGCGCGCCGGTGTTGGTCTTCTACCGGTTCCAAGCCGAGCTTGAAGAGTTGAAGAAACGGTTTGGGTCGGACGTTCACACCGTCAAAGAGCGCGGGTTTGTTGAGCGGTGGAACAAAGGCAAGCTTCCTATTCTTGCCGCACACCCGGACTCTATTGGGCACGGACTCAACCTACAGGCCGGGGGTCATATTGCTGTTTGGCTCTCCTTGCCGTGGTCGTCCGAGGCTTGGCAACAGTCTAATAAAAGGTTGGCGCGTAGTGGTCAGAAAGAAGCCGTACAAATTCACATGATTATGGCAGAGGATTCTATCGACGGACGTGTGTACGACACGTTGATGGGTAAGGTAGACGCACAACAGCGTTTGCTGGACTACTTGAAGGAAGAAGGCGTGTAAACTATAGAAGCCCTGCTGTCGGGCTTTCATGGACTAGTTGGTATAAGTACCCCTGGTGAGGGTGGTGGGAGCGTTAGAAGCGCTTGTGCCGCTCTTGCCGGGGGTATTTCTTTGTCTTCTTGTGGGCGGTGGCAGAAGGTCATGTGCGGGGATAGGGATAGCACGCCGGGATGGGTCATTGCGCTAAAGCGGCGTAGCCCCCGGCGAGAGCGAGCGAAGCGAGCGGTAGCTGATGGGTGTCGATTTGAACAGCCGCGTGCCGGGTAATCCAGGGTCATAGGGGTTGTGATTTGTGCCATATAGGTTCACTGAACAGTGTTTGTCCAACTCGGGGGTTGCGTTTTACCTCTCTAGAAATAGTGTTAGGCTGCCATTTGGCGTAAATAAAGGGAAGTACGGGGCATTGACAGGAAAAAATTAGGCTGCCACCTGGAAAATTTAGGCTGCCATCTGGGTCAAAAGTGACGGGTGTCACTGCGTATAGGTGTTCAAAAAGAATTAGGCTGCCATCTCGTTACCTGCGTCACAAAAAAACCAGATGGCAGCCTAAATGCCGTTTTTGAACAGCGTGATTTAGGGTGGCTTTTCCGCTAGATTTCGCCAAATGGCAGCCTAACACTAAAAAGCTATATATAGATATAAGGTTATCGCGCCTGCGCGATGGCATACTTTGTTGTTGTTTGTCAATAGTAATGTGACTAAACTCTCAACCGTTGAGCAGGCAAAACAAAACCCCCGGCCAGAAAGGCGAACCGGGGGTTTTGCTCACTTGCGCATCCCCTAAAACGGGTGATAAGCTGTGAAGCGTCGATGTAAAAAATTTTATCAGAAAGGCGGTCGCATGTCTACCGACGAAAAAACCTTTGCCTTCGAGTTTGCAAAAGGTACTTCTCCTAAAACCAGCCGTGAATTTCTAACCTTGGGTGAGGTAGCAAAGATGCTGAGCACCCCCGGCACAAAGAAGAATGAGAAGTCTTATCTCCCCGGCGAGTTGAAAGATAACCACCGCAAAAAAGTAAACGTACTCAGCCGCTCCATGCTCACGCTAGACCTAGACGGGGCACAAGAAGGTGGTTTTGAGTCTCTGTGCGCCTCTCTGAGCGACTTTTACTACCTCTGGCATACGACGTATAGCCACAACGAAGAAAAGCCCTCATATCGCGTTCTGGTCCCTCTAGCAGAACCGTTACCACCCGAGCCATACGGCGACCTGGTACGGCGGATTATTTTTACTGTCCCTGGTGCGTCGATAGATGCTTCTAGTGCGAAGCCGTCACAGATTATGTTCACCCCGGCTTGTAAAGACCCTTTCAGCTATGACTACGGTGTGCATGAGGGGATTCTTGCCGATGGGTGGGGGATGTTGAAGTCCCTGAATGGTGGAGAGTCCATCCCGGACAAACCAAGGATTCGCCGTCGTAACCCTCCGGGGGAAGCCCCTGGCATCATAGGGCAGTTTAACAGGGCTTATCCAGACCTGGAAGAATTGATAACAACCTTTGACCTTCCTTACGGACCTGCGGATTCTGTCGGACGACATCACTACAATGGGTCTTCGACCGATAACAATGCAGGTTTGGAAAACATGAAGGAAAACCCCGGGTATTTCTATTCATGGCATGGAAGCGACCCAGCGCGGGAACAAGCTCTAAGCCCGTTTGATTTGGTGCGCATCCACCAGTTCAAGGACTTAGACGAAGGTTATAACGGACCCATCAACAGGGCTCCTTCTTACAAAGCCATGCGTGATTTCTTAGACACTCATGAAGGTTTCAAAAAACGTGTTCACGCCGAAGCATACGAGGCTGTTGTACACAACTTATCTAAGTCTGCCGAAGATGTAACGGGGGGCACCTTGAAGATGCCACCAGTACGAGAGTTACCCCCGGCTCGTGAGACACATACAAACGTAGAAGTGCTGACAACAGAAGAGCTGGATAACACGCAGTGGGTATCCCAGCTGGAAGTAGACCGCAAGACAGGTAAATTCGTTGATTCTCTTAGTAACCTGACGTTGATATTCGACAACGACCCTAAGATGAAGGGTGTCGGGTGGTGTGAGCGCGGCGAGTATTTCACTGAGGCAGACCCACACAACTGGCCTAATACGAAGCAATCCCCTAAGCTGACTGAAAATCAAAAAGTTCTTCTTCGGAACCGTTATGAAAAAGTCTATGGATTAAAGGTACCGCCGGAACGGTTAGTCCAAATTTTTGCGGAACGGAAAGTGGTTAATAGTTTCGACCCTGTCCGTGTTTACCTTGAGTCGTTGCATTGGGACGGCAACAAGCGTATGGAAACATGCCTACCCGGCGTGGAAGACACGGAATACAACCGTATGGTAGCCCGGAAAGTTCTTCTCGCGGCTGTAGCTCGTACTTTCGAGCCGGGGGTGAAGGTGGATGAGGCGCTTATTCTCGTAGGCCCCGAAGGCACCGGAAAGTCTAGCTGGATTAAAGAGATGTCTAAAGGGTTCTCCGTTGAGTTTCAGAACATCGAATCAAAAGATACCGTTCAGATTCTTAGTGAGACCTGGATAGCTATGGCAGAAGAATCAGAGGTTGTCGCTAAGTCAGACTTCAACAGGCTAAAGAGCTTCCTCACCCAAACCTCGGATACGTACCGAGTACCTTACGCCGTCGAGCCGGAGACCCGCCTTCGTCGGTGGGTGGTTTGGGGTTCTACAAACGATATGGAACTGTTGCGCGAGCGTGATGGTAACAGGCGCTTTCTGATGGTTGAATGTGTGCGGCCCCGTGACTTTGGTTTACTCACGCCAGAATACGTAGACCAGATATGGGCTGAGGCTGTACATGCGTACCTGATGGGTGAGTCACATGTTATGAATAGCTATGAACGAGAGCTTGCACACTCGGCTCGTGAGCAGCATATACACAGTGACGCGCTAACCGAGTCTATCGCAGAGCATCTACGCTTGCCGATTACATCAGACTGGCACGAGAAGAAGCCGGAAACACTTCGCTCTATTGTCGGACAGTGGAACGTAGATGTTATCGGTTCTACTGGCGACAAAGAGCGAGACTTCATTACACCTAAGGAAGTGTGGGTGGAGGTTGAAGGTATGTCACTTGCAGACTTCACGTTGCGAGACCAGAGTCGTGTCAAAGATTCTCTACAAGCTCTGGTACGGCGTGGGGTTCTCACCCGGTCTGAGACAAAGATTCGCGTACCGAACCAAGGAAAACAATTCTTGTACTTTGTAAACCACGACAAACTTGACGACTAAGGGGTTTTACACATGACTCACCAACCGAAGAAATCTTCATATTTACTGACTTTGTTGGAAGTGGATAAGCAGGGGGTACCTAAGAACACTCTCTACAACTGGGATATTGTCTCTCAGAACGACCCGTTCCTAAAGTCGCTAGGTTTTTGTACACGGGGGATGTACTTCGTTGAGAAACCAGAAACCTATCACATCACGGACGGGCCGATACCTGAAGTGGACCCTGAAAAGATAAGTACAAACGGTCTACGCCACTACCTAAAAAGCAAGTACAGGTTTGGTGCTTTCTCTGGAGACCGAAGGTATTTCATCTTAGACAACATAGCAGAGGAACGCGCGTTTGACCCCGTGGCAGATTATCTAAATAGGCTTGAATGGGATGGTATTCCCCGGCTCGCCACGGCCTTGCCGGGGTCGGAAGGAACAGCTTACGATTATGAGTTAGCACGAAAAGTTTTTGTTATCTCGGCGAAACGGGTCTTGAAACCCGGAAGGCATCTGTACCGCTTGCCGATATTCCATAGTGATAACGAAGATTCTATGCGCCAGTGGATTTCGCTGATGGGGCGCGGGTACACCAAGTATTTTTCTTACTACGGAAAAGGTGTAGTGAAAGATGCATCTCGGAGTTGGATTGCTGTGTTTGACATCAGCAAGTACAGGACATTCAAACAAATCATACGTTTCTGGGGTTTTGCTAATGCACGAGAGGACATCTCTCGTGAGCGGTACCGAGAGTGGTTGGACCGTAACTGGGATGTATGGGCCGTTACATCGCGCCCTAAATTGTTGGAACAAGATTACAGCCGGGGGCGGCGGTTCTCTATTGAATTACCAGCGAAGATTGATTTCGATAAATACACGCCGGAGTACATAGACCAGATATGGGCTGAGGTGGTTCATGAAGTCCGAGAAGGGTACGACGATATGTTGTACATCGAGGATTTGAAGAAGCCCGGAGGGGAGCTAGGGTACCTGTAACATAACTCACAATAAAACAAGTTGATTTTCGCGGTTGCGACAGGTTATAGTTATAACTGTAGTCGCAACCGCGACAACTTTATCAGACAAAATCGAAAGGACATAATGAGCAAGCAGATTGACGAGTTAGGTATTCAGCTGGGCCGTTCCCTGGCCGAGGTAGTGAAGAACGCTCTTGCTATTGCGAAGGAAACCATCAAGGAAAACCCGGTTACCTTCTCTGCACAGGCTAACGTAGAGTCTACGGCTGTTACTGCAGAGGAAGAACCTAAGAAACCTGCACCTAAGAAAGCCCCGGCACGTAAGAGCACCGCTAAGAAAGCGGCTCCCAAAGCAGAGGAACCGAAACCCGAGCCGGTGAAGGAAGAAGCACCTAAGGCTGAGGAACCGAAGCCCGAGCCGGTGAAGGAAGAAGAACCTAAGGCTGAACGTCAGGTACGCCTTGTAGATGTTGCAGGCATGGGCAAGGCAATCATGGCGCTAGGCGATTACCACGAAGAATGCATGGAAATCATGGGCGGCAAGATTCTGAAAGACCTTGACCCCTCGGAGTACAACGAAGTGTACGCTAAGCTGCGTGACCTTTACCACCGACTCAAGAGTGGCAATAAATCTGAGACCACCGACCCGTTCGCATAAACCATGCCGGAAGTACACGCTAAACTGTCCCCTTCCTCTGGTGAGCGGTGGATAAACTGCACGAAGAGTTTCGAGCTTATAGATTCACTCAACATACCTGAATCCGAAGCGGGGCTTGCCGCAGAGGAAGGGACATTAGCTCATTCAGTTCTAGAGAATGAGTGTCTATACCGTCTAGGGCGTATCAGCCCAGTTGAGTATAAATCAGAGCGTAGCGAGTTAGTACGTGCCGGGCGAGACCTTCTCGGGCACAACCCTTATAACGAGATGCAGGAATACGCACAGCAACAGATTGATGTGATTTTCGATTTGACGCGAAAGCAATTCCTCTCGCACAAACACGAGGGGGTCATCTGGTTAGAGACTCGCGTGTTCCCCGGTATCGAAGGTTGTTTTGGTACGGCAGACGCGATAGTCGCTCTGGAAGATGAACTGCACGTTATCGACTATAAATATGGACGCGGCGTGCCGGTGTCACCGGTTGAGAACACACAGCTAAAACTTTATGGTTTGGGGGCGCTGGAAGCCTTCAAGGCGTTCTGGAATTTCAACACGGTGACGCTACACATCATTCAGCCTCGGCTCGCTTCACATAGGCAGTGGGAGACCTTGCCGGAGAAGCTGATTCAGTGGCGAGAAGATGTTGTGAAACCTGCTGTCGAAGAAATAAACGCCGGTAACGGCAAGTTTGCTCCGAGTGACGGTGCGTGCCGGTGGTGCCCTGCTAAGGCACTCTGCACCGCACGGGCACAGAAGATATGGGAGGGTATAGGACTATGAACTTCAACGAGTTATCCGCGGCTATCTTGCCGAAGGAAGAGCTGGCAGAGATTGTCCTTCGCGCGCCGGAGATTCGGGCGTGGCTGAAAGCAATCGAAGAGCAAGTACTCGAAGACATTTACGAACGAGGTGAAGAATACCCCGGCGTGAAGGTTGTTCGGGGTCAGGGACGGCGAACCATCAAAGACCCTGACGGCTTCCTCATGAAGCTGCAAGATGAAGGAATCGTTATTGACGGCCTGTCGAAGACCGTTACGAAACTTGAAAGTATTTCCACCATCGAGCGCAAGCTCAAAATGAAGTTGGAGGACTCGCCAGGTGCTGAGTTTGTTTCTAAATCGGAAGGCTCGCTCTCGCTTGTCCCGGTAGACGATAAGCGAAAAGGAGTAACGAAGAATGGCGAA